TATAGGAAACTGGCCCCGCCAGGACGGCAGATTCAATGTAATGATCCCCGTCTATGGTCGCCTGATGGGTAAAGAATCCATCCTTAGCACTTTCTTGACCAATATACAGAGTTCCGTTTTGATCTTTTGTTTCAGCCATATTATTTCTCCTTAACTAATTGCGTCTATGTAACTTACATATGCCGCGCATGAATCTGCAGTTCCTGATTGCACACGTAATAAATCCGTGCTTTGAATGACAACTTTTGAACCACCTTGAATAAGCTCTACGCTACTTTTTGGTGCAATGCTCAAATCATCAGCCAAATAGACTACTGAAGCAGTCGTGCCCGCACCAGCTACATCAATCCAACAATCAACTGTGATGGCAGATGTTGTGATATTCGTTAGACGAATACCAACAATCGCATCATCAGAGTTGGATGTGAATAAAGTATGAGCTGAATTAGTTACTTGCGATTTATATGCTTTTTCAAAATCCTGGGCCATGTATCCTCCTTAACTATAAAGCCACGGCCATTGCAATAGCCAGACCTTTTGTTGCTATATTATCTGCAGTGACTCCATTGATTGTAGAAACCTGCAAATCATTTAATGTGTTATAAATTTCATCCGAACCGTCTACATAAATAATAGCGTCTCTTCCTGCTGAAACTGTATATGTTGCCGCACCTGATCCTGCCGTGCAAACAATATCATTGCTGTCTCCCGTATTATTTAAAACATAATACCACATTAACTTGTTTGGGAATGTAACCGTGCATGTAGCTCCTGGACTTCCAGTAAAATTTAAAATCTTACAACGTCCATCTTCTTGTGCATAAGAAGTGGGATCATTTGTAAAAGTTAAAGTTTTAGTTGCACCAGATAATGTTACGCCAATATATGCATTGACCATATCATCAATACGTTTTAAATTGTCGTTAGTTTCATCACCCCAAGTGTTATCATTTTCACCTGTGGTCATTAACCGCAATTCCGCGTTAGACCATGTTGAAGCCATATGTTACTCCTATGCTATTCTTAAAATAGCTGTTGATGCACCTGCTGCTGGAAATTCAATTTTGAATGTGCCCCCTGCTACCGAATAATCGGCACCAAAGTTAATTGTCATTATTGCTGAATTACTATCACTTGAATTGTATATAATGCACCCACGTGTTGTAAATGTAGCAGATGTCCATTCGGTATCTGCAAAATCTATGTATGCTGTTGTACCACTAGAAGTTGGTGCTATATTTGTCAATGTATTTCCACCCGTACTATAATTACCTGATGCAGCCAACTCATCTGAGTTACCAGTTACATCTGAATAGTTAGTAGTTGCGACTCCATAAGTACCTGTGATACTTGCAGCCGCTTTCATTAAAGCACATTTTATTGTGTCAATTCCAACATTAAAATCATGATCGCCTTCAAGTAACTCAACTTTAAAACTAGTGCATATTGCTGATACTATAGCCATATTTTATCCTCTCGTTCCTATTTCGCCTTTGACGTTTTCATCGGATCGTTTCCTCCCCTGTTCCTGAGCTATAAATGTTTGTAAGGACCTATCATATAAGCCCTGATACCTATTTAATAAATCAGGCGTTTCTTTCATATAAACAGCAGCTTCAACTAAAGAGCCGTTCATTATTACATCAGGAGCATAGTCTCCAAGATACGAATTTGCATTTCCAGATCCCAGTCCTGTTGGTAGTATAGTATACCCTATTTCTAATGTAGTGTCAATAGTTGGTCTAGGTGAAAATATCCATTGCATTCCTCGATCAGATGATGAATAAGTACCCTCCCCATATAATGAGTAATATAAAGGCGTACCACTCACCGCTGTTGAAATATCCTGTGTATATTCTCTTACAAATGATTGATCTTTTTCCATTAGAAATTCACCTGTTTTAATTTTAATATACCGTGTAACATATAAATCCTGTGGTATATCATAAAATCCATTATTTGCCGATAATGTAATGTCAACAGTTTTGCGATAAGCTGAAATATCAGCTTCCCTTACAATTCTTTCTTCTGCCAACTGAATGCATAAATCAACAGGGGCAACACCAGAGCCTGTAGCTACGGTGAACTCTGTTGAGTCATTTTCAGTCCAATCCAGAATTGATTGTTTAAGTTGTACGTATGTTAATCCCATATTATTGACCCCATGTATCATCACCCCAAGCGAACATGCCCCAACTTGGAGAAGTTACTCCTATTGTACCTTGTTGAGCTGTCATAGTCAAGGCAGTTGCATCAATGGTAACAGTTATTAATGTATATGCATTTACTGTTCCTTGTACAGAAGTTGCCTCTATACCATCTGGTATTTCAGTAGCTGAGAATATTAATGTACCTTGAGAAGCAGTTACATACATTCCATCTGGAACTTCAATTCCTGGAATTATTACAGTACCAGGACCTTCAGCAGTCATTGCTATGCCATCTGGAACTTCTGCCAAACTAATAACTGCAGTACCTTGAGCGCTTGTTGCTTCAATTCCATCTGGAATTTCAATAGCAACAGGTACTACATCTCCTTGACTAGCTGTTAATCCAAATCCCGATGCATCTTCAAAAAGTGAAATTAAAACATTACCAAAATTAATTGCCGCCTGTCCTGAATATTTACCATGCAATGGCCCAAGTCTTACAGTTGTAGGAACTGAATCATTGTCAGGACGAGGATCATATAAAACATTACCACCTGCGGAACGTTTTAAATATTTTTGTGGATCAAGCTGTGGTTGCTTAGCTTCCCACTCTTCTTTAGAAACTCGTGCGCCCGTCCATTCGGTACGGGCATCTTTATATTTTATCTTCCAACCAGATCTGTCACTGATTAGAACCGCATGTTTTCCTTTTGCGTATCTAGCCATTTAACCTACCTATATATGACTGACTTGTGGCTGTACTATAAAACTTACTCGTTCTCTATCTTCTTCTCTTGCCAATTCCCAATCTTGATCATATAATGGTTTCAACACTGCCAATCTATCAGGTGCTTTTTTAACGGCAAGTTCTACTGCCAAACCGCTAATCAATGCAGGTAAATATCTTTTAGGTATTTCAGGATTTTGAGCATAGTTTGTAGTTACGTCTTGCGCGTACATAATAGTCCAACCAACATATTGATAATAAGTTTGATTTGGAACAGGCCATAAATACATTTTATGTGTAGCTGATCCTGTTGAATCAAATTGTGCATTTCTTTCTAATGAAAATTGAACAGGTTTTCCTGCAGTCCATTTATCTGGAATCGCCATGTAATCATCAAGGCTAATACGTTCCATTGGAATATCATTAGGTTTAGTGGCATCATTATTATTTCTTATCGAACCATCTAAAACATCTGCATGTATGGATGAATTAAGAGAAATATAATCTTGATCCTTAGTCATGTTAGCTGTATGAAAATTTAATGTAAATAAATGTACACCTTGATTAGCCCATTTAGTTAATAATAAATTTAAAGAACGTCTCGCCGTTTTTAAGTCATATCCAGTTTCAGGATCAGCACCAATTCTTTCGTATGCTTCCTGTATAATTTCACCAGAATCTAAATTAAAAGTATAGGTACCCGAAGTAGCCATTTAAATCCTCCTACATTAATGAACGTGTAATTACCCATAACAGTTGGCCTAATACCATTACGCCAATTGTATACATAACCCTATTAATCGTATTTATCTTGTCTTCAATATGTTTTAAATGGTTATCCTTTATTATGGATATACGCTCGCTAAGTATTTTTATTTCACTCTTTAGCTCAGTAATCTCTAAATCGTATTTAGATATGTCCTGTGCCATTTTAATTCCAATAAATTAAAGCATTCGAAGCAGTGCCTGTTACCTCAACAAATAAATTTGTAGCTACTTTTACGCCACTTTGCGGAGGAATAAATGTAACAGTCGTATTTGTTAAAGCAGATAATCTTGCCACTACTGTACCTGTTGCTGTATTGGCATCAAATACAGTCGCAGTAGCTGTATCACTTCCTCCAGTAAGGCTAAGTCCTAAAAATCTTTGTGGATGAGCAGTTGAAGCTTGTCCATCACTGGTAGCATCTGTAGTTGTTGCGCCTGTAGCTATATTAGTTACTTTTGCATCTGTTTGAAACATGTTAACTCCTTTGTAAAATGGGGAGACCGTAGCCTCCCCTAATTTATTTAAGCACTAGTTGCTATTGGTGATGTTAATGTTTCCGCCTTCCATGTGGAATTAGTGCCATCATCACTAAGACAAGTAAGTTTAACTCTTGAATTAACAACTGTAGAATTAGGTAAAGTTAAAGTGTCTCCTGCAACATCACTTGATGGATTAGCCGCACTACCACCCATAAGTTGTAGAGCTCCATACCAGTTTGAAACCAGTGAACCTGGTAAAACAAAAGTAACTGTTGTACCTGCACCTACAGCAGTAGTAACAATAAATTCATATGTTGTTCCTACATTTGCAGTACTCAATGCTGGCATATTAACTATAATATCGCCAGTTCCATCTATTGTAAATAATGTTCCTGATTCTGCTCTAGTCAAAGTATCAGTAACTGCAGAACCAGTATTAAAAGTTGAATCATCTATTGTTTGACGAAAGTTTGGTCTCGTATCATAGACAGCTTCAACTGTAATTGCACCAGTTGTAGAATTTTTGGTAATTGATGAAAAACCATTTTCCGATCTAACTGGTCCGTTAAAAGTTGTGTTGGCCATTTTATTTTATCCTTTGGTCATATAGACCTTTTGTCATGCTGTCTCTATATCGTCTGCCTAGTCAGTCGACATGACTGTTAATTGCTAGGGTAAAAGGGGGCACCTTTAACAATGCCCCCCTTAGTATTAGCTAGGGTTTGCACCCCAAACGCCACGCCAGTCAGACCAGCCGAAAGAATATCTTTCTCTGGACTTGTAACGAACGTTTCCAGTTTCGAAGTCACCTTCCATAGAAGTTGAAATTGGAGTTCTGCTAAAGAATTTCATCGCGTTTGGCGAATCAGTTCTTAAGAACCAATTGTTTGAATCACTGAATCTGTGATTTACAAAGTATCCTTCAGGAACCATTCCCTTAGATACGATTGCATTCACATCGTTATCAGCAGTACCAACTCTATATGGTGATGCCATTAGTCTTTCTGCCACAAATACTAATTGTCTTGGAATGTGCAATGATTTAGCTTGAAGAGCCACTGGAATGTCTCTGTCATCGGTAAATCCTGCAACTCCAATTAGTGCAGTTTCCAAAGAAGTTTCGGAAAGTTCTGCTTGTGTTGTGAAAGTGTTAACGCCTGAAGAACCACTTTGAAGTGGGTGAGCTGTAGTACAAAGTACCACGCCATCTCCGCCTGTATAACTAGAGTTGAATGCTCTGTTATAGACAGCAGCGCCTTTTGTTTGTCTAGCAGCAGCCATAGAACGGGCTAGTGCTTTGGTTAATCTGGTAGATAGCTTGTCATACAAGTTGTCTTCCATTGCTTCCTCAGTAATTGCGAAAGCCATAGCGACAGTTTCGTTTGTATATCTTGCTGTCCAACCTTCACCAGTATCTTCGTATGATATAGGTGCGCCTTCAAATTTAACAGAAGCTTCTCCAAAACCTGGAAATAATACTTCTTCTTCGAAAGCTCTATTAGATTTTTCTTCCTCAAAT